AAAATTAAAACATCTCAAAAAGACTTAAAAGAACTTGCACACTCAAGGCGTCGAACTACTTTTAGCTCACAAGCTCTCGAAGTTTTCGACAACAACCCTCAGCACTTGCAATTCTCCTTCTCTCTCTTTTCTTCTCTCTCAGCTTTCAAGCATCGAACACTCAGTCACTACAATGGCATCCATAACGATTGGAGCATTCTCCGTGCCTCTGGCCATTGGAGCACCGATGTGCACACGTGTGGAAGCTGTGCGTCCAGCAATGAACACACCGCAAGCAATTAACAAAGGGTTAACCGTCCAGATGTGTAGGGCGGTGGGATCGATGATGGTGGCGGACTACAATGCCACTATGGCGAAGTTTGAAGAATCACTGCGAAAGAACACTGCTGTGCAACGAAGGTTGCTCATAAATACGCATAGCGCAGTTAAATACAACAAGTTCAAGAAGACGCATAATCTGCGTCATGTCTCCTTCAGCACCGCTGTGCAGGAGAACATGAAACTAATTGCACAACAAAAAGAGGAGCAAGACTTCCTAGATGGGAAGTTTGAAAATCGTGAGTATGTAGGGGGTATTCGGGAACCACTGAACATCACAAAAGGTTCAAGTGTGGGTTTTCGTACAACTCATTACACACGCACAGCCAAAAAGAGGCCTGTCGTCGCGCCCATTAGGACTCCACATACCACAGATGTCAAGAAACTCCTGCATGAAGTATTAACAACTGCAAAGCTCATGCAGAAGCCAGTGGAGTTCATAGGAACTGGCAAACGAAATGTGATCAAGGCAAAATTTATTGAACGACATAATCACGTTTTCGCCAAGATTCAATTGCCGCATGAGGTCGGTAAATATTGCGTTCAAGAACTAAGTTACGAGCATAGTGGAGAGTTTCTGAAGGCACTCTGTAGAGTTACAAAACACTGCAACATCTCGGAGACTCAGATAGCGTGTGGTGACAGTGGATTGGTGCTTGATAGACGTTTTGCCATTACGCGAGACAGTACAACATTTCCATATATGGTGGTTAGAGGCAGGATGTGTGGAAAACTAGTGAATGCTCTTTCACGAGTATCTAGATATGAAAACATCCATCACTACTCGGCATCACCAGAATTCCAGTTCTTTAGAGGGTGGAAGAAAGTGTTTGATAAGATGGCACCGCAGATACAGGACCATGGTTGCATTATCAACTACACAAATGAGCAGTGTGGTGAATTGGCCGCAACAATAAGCCAATCACTATACCCTGTCAGGAAGCTATCGTGTGCAAAGTGCAGGCAGCATATTAATGATTTAAGCTGGGAAGAATATAAGCAGTTCATTCTGACTCATAATGGATGCTGCAGTGAAGTTTGGCAAAATCAGCAAGGGGATGCGGGGTTAGCATACGTGCAAAAGCTCATCCAGCAAGCTACAATGGAGAATACTAATCTAGCAACATCGATGGAGATAGTGCGGTTAACTCAAAATTACACGAGTACACATATGATGCAAATACAAGATATTAATAAAGCACTTATGAAAGGGCCATCGGCTACGCCTAGTGAGCTTGATAAAGCATCGAAGCAGTTACTAGCAATGACACAGTGGTGGAAGAACCACATGACACTAACTGATGAGGATGCACTGAAGATCTTTAGAAATAAGAGATCGGCGAAGGCTCTTATAAATCCAACACTTCTCTGTGATGATCAGTTGGATAGAAATGGAAACTTTATCTGGGGCGAACGAGGCAAACACTCAAAAAGGTTCTTCTCTAACTTCTTCGAGGAGGTTGTGCCATCCGAGGGATATGGGAAATTCGCAATGAGGAAGCATCCCAATGGTCAGAGGAAGCTTGCGATAGGCTCGCTCATAGTTCCCCTGGATTTCGATAGAGCAAGAATTGCGTTGCAGGGAGAGAGCATCAAAAGAGAGCCAATTACGTTGGCATGTGTATCACGCCAGGACGGGAATTTCATATATCCGTGCTGCTGCGTTACACAAGACGATGGCAAGGCACTATATTCAGATCTGAAGAGTCCGACAAAAAGGCATCTGGTGGTAGGGGCATCTGGGGATCCAAAATACATTGATCTACCAGCGACGGACAACGATAAAATGTATATAGCAAAGCAAGGGTACTGCTATCTCAATATATTTTTAGCAATGCTTGTGAATGTAAATGAAAGTGATGCTAAGGATTTTACGAAAATGGTACGTGATGTGATTGTGCCAAGACTCGGGGAGTGGCCAACAATGATGGATGTTGCAACAGCAGCATATATGCTTACAGTTTTTCATCCGGAAACGAGAAATGCAGAGCTACCAAGGATATTAGTGGATCATGCTTGTCAAACAATGCATGTGGTTGATTCGTTTGGTTCATTAACAGTTGGGTATCACATTCTCAAAGCCGGCACTGTCAATCAGCTAATTCAATTTGCATCAAACGACTTGCAGAGCGAGATGAAGCACTATAGAGTTGGAGGTGAAGCGCAGCAGCGCGTCAAATGTGAACTCGCATTGATATCAAGTATTTTTAGGCCAAAGCGGATGATGCAAATACTTGAGAATGATCCATATATAGTGATAATGGGAATTGTATCACCATCAATTTTAATTCATATGTTTCGCATGAAGCATCTTGAGAAGGGAATCGATCTGTGGGTGACACGAAATCAGAGTGTCGCTAAAATTTTTATAATCTTGGAGCAGTTAACAAGAAAAGTAGCACTCAATGACATTTTAGCGGAACAGCTACAAGTAATTTCAGAGACTTCAAGTCATTTGTTGGAAGTGATTGAGGACTGTCCGCATTGCTCACATTCATATAAGCCAGCAAAGGACGTTCTCACAATTTTTGTAGAAAGGAGAGCTTCGAATAGGCAGCTGCTTGATAACGGTTTTCTAGACATTAACAATAAACTTTATGTTGAATTGGAAAAAAACTATGTGGAGAAATTAAAACAGCAGTGGCGCGAATTAAATTGGTTTGCAAGATCTTCTATAACATGGCAGTTGAAAAGGTTTACACCACATATGGAAGATATTTTGATCAAGAGAGCAACAGAAGAAAGAAGCGAGTTTTCAAGAAAATTTGTGAGCGAGTGTTTCATAACAACTCAATCATACCTGAAGAACGCAAGGAATATTGTTTTGCAGAAATGTGAGGATGTGTGGGCCGCATTGATTCGCAAAGTGGTGGCGAGTTGCCTTAGCGTTATGCATAGGTGCTATAGCGACATTTTGTACCTAGTTAACGTATGCATAATATTTTCAGTATTGGTGCAAACATCCTCAATTTTATTTAACACAGTAAAAGCCATAAAACATGATCGAATGCTTGTTGAACAAACGAAGAATGCAGAGGAGGAGAAAACACTCATGCATATGTACGACATGTGCACCAAGGTCGCAGATGGTCCACCAAGTGCTGAAGCTTTCATGAGTCATGTTACATCAGTTAGGCCGGACTTGGTGAAGACAGCACAGTATTTGATCTCTTATACCGAGGAAGAAGAGAGTACACAAAGTAAGGAGGCAATACAACTACAGTTTGAGAAGATAATTGCTTTTATGGCTCTTCTTACCATGTGTATTGACACAGAAAGGAGTGATGCAATATTCAAGATCCTTAGCAAGCTTAAGACTGTATTCAATACAATGGGAGAGGATGTGATGATACAAAGCCTCGATGAAATACAAAACCTTGATGATGACAAGAAGCTCACAATTGATTTTGATCTTGAAACCAGCGCGGAGTCATCATCTGTTTCATTTGATGTTCGCTTTGAAGACTGGTGGGATCGGCAACTGCAGCAAAACAGAGTTGTACCGCACTATAGATCAGTGGGCGAATTCATGGAGTTCACGCGAGAAACGGCAGCAATGGTAGCGAACCAAATCGCCATTTCAAATTCCACTGAGTTCTTAGTGAGAGGTGCAGCTGGTTCTGGGAAATCGACAGGCCTTCCGCACCACCTGTCAAAGAAAGGAAAAGTTTTATTGCTTGAACCCACAAGGCCTCTCGCTGAAAATGTGAGTAAGCAATTGAGTGGAGACCCTTTCCTTCAAAATGTAACATTGCGCATGCGGGGTTTAAGCAAGTATGGGTCTAGCAATATCACGGTTATGACAAGCGGCTATGCGTTCCACTATTATGTCAACAATCCAACACAGCTTTGCAATTTTGATTACATTATCATAGATGAATGTCACGTGTTGGATAGCCCAACAATCGCCTTTAATTGTGCGTTGAAAGAATATGAATTTCCGGGTAAGCTTCTCAAAGTATCTGCAACACCACCCGGTAGAGAGTGCGAATTCAAAACACAACATCCAGTTAAACTGAAAGTAGAAGAGCATCTCTCTTTTCAACATTTCGTCCAGGCACAAGGTACAGGGTCGAATGCTGATATGACCCAACATGGCAACAATTTACTCGTTTATGTTGCAAGTTACAATGAGGTTGATCAACTTTCAAAAATGCTGACTGAACGTCATTTTAAAGTGACAAAGGTCGACGGAAGGACAATGCAAATGGGTAATGTTGAGATTATAACAACAGGGAGTGAAGGCAAGCCACACTTTGTCGTGGCAACAAATATAATTGAAAATGGTGTCACTCTGGATATCGATTGTGTTATTGATTTTGGCCTAAAAGTCGTTGCGGAGTTAGACAGTGACAATAGGTGTGTCAGATATGCCAAGAAGCCAGTAACATATGGTGAGAGAATTCAACGGCTAGGAAGAGTTGGCAGATGTAAGCCAGGTTTTGCATTGAGAGTTGGGCATACTGAAAAAGGCATTGAAGAAATACCTGAATTCATAGCCACGGAAGCAGCCTTTTTGTCGTTTTCGTATGGCTTACCAGTAACTACCCAGGGCGTATCAACAAACATACTGTCGAAGTGCACAGTGAAGCAAGCGAAGGTTGCCTTAAATTTTGAAATAACGCCTTTCTTCACCACTCATTTTATCAAATACGATGGCAGCATGCATCCTGAGATTCACAGATTAATGAAACCATACAAGTTAAGGGAGTCAGAAATGCTTTTGAGCAAGTTGGCTATACCATACCAGTTCACAAACCAATGGTTGACCGCCAAAGAATACGAGAGGATGGGCGTGCACCTACATTGTGATGACAAGGTTCGAATTCCCTTCTATGTCAACGGTATCCCTGACAAACTCTTTGAGACATTGTGGGATACTGTGTGCAAATTTAAATGTGATGCAGGATTCGGTCGCCTATCGAGTGAGAATGCAGCAAAGATCAGCTATACTTTGAGTGCAGAATCTGGCGCTATACCACGCACTATAGCTATTATTGACCATTTACTAAGTGAAGAAATGATGAAAAAGAGCCACTATGACACACTCAGCTCATCAGTAACTGGGTACTCTTGCTCTCTGGCTGGTGTCGTGAGTGGTTTCAGGAAGCGTTACTTGAGGGATCATACACAGCATAACATAGCAATTCTTCAGCAAGCGAGAGCGCAGCTCCTTGAGTTCAACTGCAGCAGTGTTGATTTAATCAAGCTGCAGAATCTTGACGGGCTTGGCATACTGCATGCAGTGCAACTTCAAAGCAAACATGAAATGAGCAAGTTTCTACAGCTAAGAGGCCGATGGGATGGAAAGAAATTTATGAATGATATCATTGTCGCCGTTTTCGCATTAATTGGCGGTGGATGGATGATGTGGGAGTACTTCACAAAGTCAATAAAGGAATCTGTCACAACGCAAGGGAAGAATCGCAAGAATCAAAAATTGAAGTTTCGAGATGCACATGATAGAAAAGTTGGGCGCGTTGTGTTTGCAGATGACAACACAATAGAGCACACATTCGGTGAGGCTTACACAAAGAAGGGTAAGCAAAAAGGTAGCACCAAAACAAAAGGGATGGGACGGAAGAGCAGAAATTTCACCCACATGTATGGAGTCGAACCTGAAAATTATAGCATGATTCGATTTGTCGACCCTATAACAGGCCACACCATTGATGACAACCCTAGGGTTGACATGAGGTTAATTCAGGATGAATTTGGTGAGATCAGGGATAAATGGCTCGCCGAAGATAAAGTTGAGAAACAATATATTTATCATAATCCAGCCATTCACGCATATTTTCTTGGGAAAAACACAGAGGAGGCACTAAAAGTCGATTTAACACCTCATATACCAACTTTATTGTGCCGAAACACCAATGCAATTGCAGGATTTCCAGAAAGAGAGTATGAATTGAGGCAAACAGGCATGCCTATTAAAGTACCATTGAGTGAAGTTCCAAAACCTAATGAAATAGTTGATCTCGAAAGCAGGTCAGTTTACAAAGGACTCAGGGACTATAGTGGCATTGCAACTTTAATTTGCCAACTAACGAATTCCTCTGATAATCATCACGAGACAATTTATGGAATTGGGTATGGTCCTTACATTATTACAAATGGACATTTGTTTCGAAGGAACAATGGTATGCTAGTGATTCGAACGTGGCATGGAGAGTTTGTTGTACAAAATACGACACAGCTCAAAATTCATTTCATTGAGGGCAAGGATGCAATTCTTATACGCATGCCCAAGGATTTCCCTCCTTTTGCAAAGAAAGGCTTCTTTCGACACCCGAGGAAGGAAGAGAGAGTGTGTATGGTTGGTACAAATTTTCAGGAGAAAAGTTTGAGAGCAACAGTATCAGAATCATCAATCGTCGTACCTGAAGGGGTTGGATCTTTCTGGACGCATTGGATAACAACACAGGATGGGTACTGTGGCCTGCCATTGGTCTCAGTCAACGATGGGTTTGTAGTTGGTTTTCATGGTCTTACATCTAATGATTCAGACAAGAATTTCTTCGTGCCATTTATTGATGACTTTGAAGCGAAATACTTGGCTAATGCAGAGGGTTTGTCTTGGGATAAACATTGGTTTTGGCAGCCGAGTAGGATAGCGTGGGGCTCTTTAAACTTGGTCGAGGAACAACCGAGAGAGGAATTTCGGGTGTCGAAGCTTATAACTGATCTTTTCAGTGACACAGTGGCAGTCCAGAGCAGGACAGACAGGTGGGTATTTGATGCTGCCGAAGGCAATTTAAGAGCATGCGGTAGGACTGAGAGTGCATTGGTTACAAAGCATGTAGTGAAAGGAAAGTGTCCACATTTTACACAATATCTGGCACTAAACGATGATGCGGCAGCATTCTTCAAGCCTCTTATAGGTGCATACCAACCGAGTAAACTTAATAAGGAGGCTTTCAAGAAAGACTTTTTCAAATATAACAAACCGATTGTACTGAATGAAGTCTCCTTTGAAGCTTTTGAAGTAGCGGTTGCCGGAGTAATAGCAATGATGAGCGAATTTGGATTTCATGAATGTGTATATGTCACGGATCCAGATGAGATCTATGGTTCGCTAAATATGAAAGCAGCTGTTGGGGCACAATACAGAGGAAAGAAGAGTGAATTCCTAAGTGATATGGACCAATTTGATAAGGAGAGGCTTCTATACCTGAGCTGCCAGAGGCTCTTCTACGGTGAGAAAGGCATTTGGAATGGATCCCTGAAAGCTGAATTGAGGCCAATTGAGAAGGTGCAAGCCAACAAGACGAGAACATTCACAGCAGCACCAATTGACACACTCTTGGGCGCAAAAGTTTGTGTGGACGATTTTAACAATCAGTTCTACAGTCTGAATTTGAAATGTCCGTGGACGGTTGGCATGACGAAGTTTTATGGTGGCTGGGACAAGCTAATGAGGAGTCTCCCCGATAACTGGATATATTGTCATGCAGATGGATCACAATTTGACAGCTCACTTACACCTTTGTTGCTAAATGCAGTCCTAGGTATAAGGAGGGCATTCATGGAGGAATGGTGGGTTGGACAAGAAATGCTCGATAATTTGTATGCTGAGATCGTGTACACGCCAATTCTTACACCAGATGGAACTATTTTCAAGAAGTTCAGAGGAAACAATAGTGGTCAACCATCCACAGTGGTTGATAATACATTGATGGTTGTTATTGCTGTGTACTATTCGTGCACGAAACAAGGTTGGACGAGACAGGAGATTCAGGAGAGATTGGTGTTCTATGCGAATGGTGATGATATCATACTTTCCACTAGAGAGAATGACGTTTGGTTACTAGACACATTCGCAATTTCGTTCGCTGAATTAGGTTTGAATTACAATTTTGATGAGCGGACGAGGAGGAGAGAGGATCTGTGGTTTATGTCGCATAGAGCCATCGACATCAGTGGTATCTACATACCCAAGTTGGAGCCGGAGAGAGTGGTCTCGATACTTGAATGGGATCGGAGCAAAGAGTTGATGCACAGAACTGAAGCAATCTGTGCAGCGATGATAGAGGCGTGGGGCTATCCAGAATTGCTCAGAGAGATAAGAAAGTTTTATCTGTGGCTCCTCAGTAAAGAGGAATTTAAGGAGCTCGCAGCATCTGGGAAGGCGCCGTACATTGCAGAAACGGCACTGAAGAAACTGTACACAGATGCGGATGCGCAAATTGGCGAGTTGCAAGAGTATCTCAAGGTCCTCGACCTCACATACAAGGAAGGTTGTAGCGAGTCAGTCTCGTTACAGTCAGGATCAGGTGAAGTTGGTGCCCTCGATGCTGGAACGGACTCAAGGAAGAAGAAGCAGAGCGAAGGTGACCCCATATTGATTGGCGATCCATCCACCACTAAACAGCATGAGCCCGATATAAATGTAGGCACAAAAGGGAGAGTTGTGCCTAGGTTGCAAAAGATCACAAAGAGAATGAATTTGCCAATGGTGAAAGGGAATGTAATTCTAAATCTCGATCATTTGATAGAATACAAACCTAACCAGACAGATTTGTTCAATACGAGAGCAACCAGAACCCAGTTCGAATCCTGGTACACCGCAGTTAAGAATGAGTACGAGCTTGATGAATCACAGATGGGTGTTGTGATGAATGGTTTTATGGTGTGGTGTATCGATAACGGAACTTCGCCTGACATGAATGGAGTCTGGGTGATGATGGATGGTGATGAACAGGTTGAGTACCCACTCAAACCAATGGTCGTAAATGCCAAGCCAACTCTTCGCCAAATAATGCACCATTTTTCAGATGCGGCTGAAGCGTACATAGAAATGAGAAATTCGGAAGGACTGTATATGCCTAGGTACGGTCTCTTGAGGAATTTGAGGGATAAAAGTCTGGCACGCTATGCATTTGATTTCTACGAAGTCAATTCTAAAACGTCAGACCGAGCTCGAGAAGCGGTAGCACAGATGAAGGCCGCAGCCCTCGTGAACGTCAACAATAAGTTGTTTGGACTTGATGGGAACGTTTCAACAACCAGCGAAAATACTGAGAGGCACACTGCAAGGGATGTAAATCAGAATATGCATTCCCTTCTTGGGATGAACCCCATGCAGTAAAGGCTAGGTAAACTAGTCACAGTTAGCATTTCGCGTCGTCTATAAGCATAATATGTAATGTAATTTCACTTTCTTTAAGTTTAGGGGGGTTACACCCCCTTTTAAGCTTATTGTAACAGTGTGGCATAGCCCCCAGTGTTTGTGTACATTAAATTTATGTCAGACAGGAGGAACCCCTGCAATGTCGGAGCTTTCAGAGTGATTAAGTCACGCGCCCTTTCCGAGACCCGGCAATTTTTGTTGCTTT